CGTCGTGCGGTTCGCGGCTTTCTTCCGCCCGACCGCCGTGAAGCCGCGCTCTTGGAAGCGGTAGTAGAACGGGTCGACCCCTCGCCGGTCGTAGATGCTGGTGCCGCGGGTGTTCACCTTGCCGTGCCGCACGCCGACGATCTGTCGCGCGACGAGGCCGCGGTCGAAGGTTCGCCGGCCGCGCTTCGTGCCGACGTTGCGCTTGAGCGCCCCGGTATCGACCGGCGCGCGCGCCTTGACCTCTTTCACGATCTCCCGCGCCCCGGCCCGCATTGCGTTCGTCAGGGCGCGCCGCTGGAGCTTCAGCGGGAACGCCTTTAGCTCGCGGGTGAGCTCCGCGAGCCCCCTGATCCTTATTTCGCTCATGACTCGGCGACCCCCTCCGCGAGCAGCAGCTCGAGCTCGCGGTGTCGTAGTTCGCGGTCGATGACGGCGGTGATCGCGTAGATCTTCCCCTCGTGAGTGACCCGCATCTTCGGCGTAACGCCGGACAGATACCGGATCCGCGCGCGGGCGGTGATTTCGGCCTGTACCTGGGCGGCGGCAAAGATCTCCCGCCCGTTCAGCGGCTCCAGCGAGCCGGGCACGCTCGCGAACGTTGACCAGCTCGGCACCGCCTGGCCGTGCGCATCCTGCGTTTCGGTCGGCTGCTCGATGACGAGCGTGTGCCGCAGCGCCCCTGCCCTCATGCGAAGCGCGTGAAGCAGCGCCAGGGCATCAGCAGCGCCTCGATCCCGTAGGGCACCTGGTTGATCGCCAGGGGCGAGGTCGCCTCGCGGTTCTCGTAGAGGTGCGCGACGAGGAGCCGGATCGCGTGGCGGATCTGCTCAGGCACCATCTCGCCCGTCGGCCCGAAGCCGGCGACGTAGACAATCGTCACGGACTGCGGATGTCCGAGCGTGTTCGGCCAGCTCGCGCCGTACCGGAGCCGAATGCGGCCGGGCAGCGAGCCGGTGTCGACTTCGTACTCGGTAGATGCGCTGAGCGTCGCCGTCGTCGTCTCCGTGTCCCGGTAGGTCACCGAGGTCACCGACTGCAGCGTCGGATACGGCAGCAGGATCTCGCCGCCGTGCTGCCAGGTCGGCGGATCGCTCCACACGCACTGGCCGGGGAAGCCGTCGACCTTATACGTGTACGTCCGGTTGACCAGCGCGCGCCCGAGCCAGGCTTCAACCCACGAGGTCGCCGCGGCGATCAGGGTTTCGAGGTAGCCGTCGTCCGCTGACGGGGTTCGAGCGTGCGCGCGGACGTCCGCAGCGGTCAGCACGGGCGCGGCCGCTGGCGTGGTGGTGATCAGGTGCATCAGTTGCGCTGCCAGGCGCCGATGTCCGGCGGTACACGCCCACGTCGTCCGCCGAAGTCGCGCGGGACGCACCCGGTGGTGTACACGCAGGTTCCCGCTCGGCGGAGCGGGCTGTTCGGGCGCAGTTTGAACCCCTCTGCCGTCGTGGGGTTGGGGCCGCCGATGAATTGGGGGTCGCCGGAAACTTCATTTACGTTGCTCGTGACAGAAATCGTGTTGGACACATTGCAATTCCGCGCGGTGACCGTTAAAGCGCCGGCTGCCGTTGCCGTCTGCTCAATGTCATTGACGTTCACATTGCGGCTGATGCAATTGATTACTTCGGCCGTCATCGAGTACACCGCGTCATTGTTCTCGACAGCGATGCCAGCACAAGAGCCGTTTGTGGTATTCCCAACTGCAATAACATTCGCGATCCGCGCCGTCTTGTGGCGAGTCGCTGCGTTATTGCGCACATATACCGCCAAGCCGTCGTTGGCATTCGAGCCAGGGATCTTGCTGTTGTAACAAGAGATGGCAACCCTCAACTCAAAGTCTCCGTAGCCGCCGCTGTAAATCACCCCGGCTTCCGATATGTTGTACATCGCAAGTACGCGGGAAAAAACGCCACCGGCTCCGTTCGACACAAACAGAGCGGCCCCAGATCGCGATCGGCAATGCATCGCAGAGAGGTCGGTTGCGCTTCCGATTGCGCCTGTTCCGTTGAAGTAGATTTGCCCGCCGTCGCGGTTGCCTGTTTCGTAATACGTGCAGTACCTGCTATGAACGCCGTTTACGGAGTAAGCGCCTGAAATGTAGAACCCCCATCCTTGCGACTGAATCGGGACCTCTTCTGTGCCAACAACGACCCGATTGAACCGGAAATTCCTGATAATGGTCGTCTGTGCGGTTGTCGGCGTGAAATAAAAACACCTCACGTATGCGGAGCTATCAGCGCCCTTCACCGTGAGGTCTTCAGCCGTGCAATTGGTAAACGTGAACGTTTGCGTGTTCTCTGGAAGAATCCCGAAGCCGCATGCCGCCGCCGATGATGTGTGGATGTAGTTGCAGTTACGCCACGAGCAATTCACGAAACTGAACGTGTTGCCAGTACCACCAAGGCGCATCCAGGGCCCTGTGCCGGCGGAGATGTGATTGATCCCGGTCACCACGCAGTCGGTTAATGTGACGAGCCGAGAAACCGGCGTGCCCTGCACAGAAAACACGGATGCGTTCAGCCCGCCCAAGTGGCCATCGATATCCATCGGCCCGAAAGTGCACCGCGTGAACGTGATTGCTGAATACCCTGTGCCAGAGAAAGCAAGCAACGCAGTCGTTGCAGCGGCCGACATGGGCACGGCACGCGTAAAGACGATGTCCGAAGCCGCGAAGGTCTGCGCCGCCGTTGGTGCTGCATTGATCAGTGGCGCCGTCGCGGAGTTCATCGACCACACTGCCGGTGTCGATGAAGCGCCGCGCTTCTCGATGCTGAGCGATGTCAGGCTGGCGAACGACGCGGTACCTACGGTCGTGGTCTCCGTAATGGTTTCGTCGTTCAGCACTACCTGTGTGGCACCCGTCCAGGCGCCCACCGATGCGGACACCCTGGGATAGCAATTAGCGTCCGACCAGTCGCCCGGCGTCGATTCGCCGGATACACGCGTCCCCGAGGATTTTACGTAGACCAAGGGCATTTAACCGCCTCCATTTTTTCTTTGCGTCGATCCGCCTGCGACAGCGGGATCAGCGCGGCGAGGAAGAGGACGAGGGTGAGGGAGCGGATCATGGCGTGAACCTGCCGATCGCGATCACACTGACGCCGGCTCCGGTCGTCACCTTCCACGCACCGCTTGTGCTCACGATGTTCAGTTCGATCGCGTAGGTACCCACACCGCCGCCAGGACTGTTCGGCAGCACGGTGATCGCCGGTCCGCTGCCATCCTTGATCTGCACCTGCGCAGTGGCGGCCGTCGCGACGACGCAGATGAGCGAGTGCAGGAAATCCCCCAGCGCGCCGGTAACGCCGAGCACCTGATCAGACTGTGACGCGGCGACGGTCTCGTAGTCGTACTGACCCTGCTCGACCACAGTGACGCCGTTGTCGCTGTCGACAGACGGGCCACCGTCGGTGATCTTGACGTGCAGGGATCCCGACGTGCCTTTCGGCTGCCGCGACCCTTCGACGGTGTCCTCGAGGAACATGCGACCCCCTTGAAAAGATGCGGGCCCGAAGGCCCGCGAATTGCCCTACCCTGCCGAGGTTCAGTCGGTGATCGCGGAGCTCGCCAGCGGCGACGCGTAGCGGGTGCCGTGAAGGATGTACAGCACGCAGCCGACAGCGTTCGCCATCGACGCCACGTCGACACGGAAGCAGTCGAAGCCTGCATCACGGTCGAGTGACTCGGCGTCGATCTCGATGACGTAGAGCAGGTTCTTGTCGTTCGTCGTCGAGGTGGTGAAGGTGCCGTTCGTGACGGCGGTTTCGACGAGCGTGTCGCTCGCGCCGACGTCGGTGTTCGCGTACATCTTCGAGAAGCCGAGTGCCTTGGTAGTGCTGCCGGCGACTTCCTTCGCCTGGATGAGCGTCACGGCGCCGCCGGTGACGGTGGAGCCGTTGTCGACCGCGATGATGACCGTCGCGCGCGAGTAGCCCTTCATGCTGACGAAGTCGCCATCGCCCGCGGTCGAGGTCAGGGCCGCCGGCGGGCAGCCGACGATGACCTTCGCGAAGTCGGTGAGCTGGAGATGTGTCGGGTTCATGGTCGGATCTCCTTACCGGGTTTCCAGCGCAACGAAGTGCGACAGGGTGTTGCTGCCGTTCTTGCGGCCGATGGCGGACGACAGCCAGGGCTGGCCGCCGAAGCGGAACGTCCAGCGGAAGGCCGTGTGCGCGGTGTCGAAGTAGAGATGCATCGACACGTCGGACCTGATCCCGCTCGCCTTGTAGGGCAGGAAGTAGGATTTCAGATCCGCGAAGATGATGTCGCCGGTCGTGCCGAGCGTCTGGCAGGCCTCGGTCGGGACGATCGGGCGGCCGAGCAGCAAGCCCGACGGCGCCGAGGTCATGCCACCCGGCGGAATGAACATCGGCGCACCGCCGTAGAGCTGGGTGCCCGCGGGGTTGCTGATGGTCATGCCGAGCTGATGGATCTGCGGCTCGACGTCCTGGTTGATGAGCCACACCGCGCGCGAGCGCGCCCACGCCGGCATGCGCGCGTACATCTTGACGATGTTCGCGGCGAGGACGGTGGCGGCGGCCTGCGAGGACTCCTTCGACACCGTGACCTTGCACGGCGCGTTCATGATCCCGAGCGGCTGGCCGGTGCCGTTGCCGTTGACGATCAGATCGTTGATCTTGAAATTGAGTTTTTCCGCCGCTTTCTGGGTCAGCAGATTCTCGAGCAGTGGCGCGTCCTCGAGGAGCTCGTCGGTCACCGGCACGAACGCATACAGCTCGTTCAGGCGGACCGTGATCTCTTTCAGGGCCGGCTTCGACCCTGTCATCTCGGCCGCTTCGGCGCGCATGTAGACGCGGATCCCGCCGGAGCTCGACCAGGCGGCGTCCTCGTCGACCGGCGCGGTGACGGAGTTCGATGCGGTCGGGATGGCATCGCACATCGACAGCATCGACGACTCGCCCATCACCAGATTGGTGATCGTGTTGCGCCAGTCCGGCGGGACAGCGAAGCCACCGTCGGCGCCGACGGCTTCGGAGCCGTAGGTCGTCGGGGCGTTGATGAGGCGTGGATCGACGGTGCCGCCCACGCTGGCGTTACGCACGGCGGTCGCGAACTCACCGAGACCGCGCCAGCCCCACTTGTTGCGGTCCTGCGCGCTCGGCATCGGCGCGCGAACCGAGCCCGGCGCACCGCTGAACTCCAGGCCGCCGGCATTGACGGGATTCGGCGCCGTGCGGCGGTTGCCGCCGTTGCCGGTGTCGGCGGCGAGCGCCTCCATGCGTTCGGCGCGGGCGATGCTTGCCTGCGTCTTTTCGATGGTGTCGAGCAGCGTGTCGACTTCGACGGCTTCCTCGTCGTCCAGATCGCGACCGGCGGCGGCTGCGGTGTCTCGCAGCTCCGTCACCCGGCCGCGCAGCTCCGCGAGCTTCGCGTGCAGTTTCTGCAGATCGGTCATGTTCAGCCCCCTAAAATGAGAAACCCGGCCGGAGCCGGGTCGGTTGCCGCGAGATCGCGGAGTTCAGTGCACGAGCCGCGCGATCCGCGCCTTGCGTGCGTCGATGTTCGGCGTCGTCGTCGGCTTGGCGCGCTGCTGCGCCCAGGCCGGGACATTGCGGAACCGGGAAAGGTCGGCCGACGCGGCGAGGTCGAGCGCGTCGGTCACTTGATCGACGAAGCCGAGCTCGGCGGCCTGCGGTGCCTTGAACCAGCTTTCGGCCGTCATGTAGTCGGACACGACTGCGGCCGAGAGCCCTGTCTTTTTGACGTAGGTCTCGACGAGCTGCTCGCGCACCTGGTCGAGCAGATCC